TATCTATCGTGTCTACCCGCATCGAAGAGGGAATCATGAATGAGAGTCACTTTGATCCAGCTACCATTCAATTGTACCAGATGTATTTCGATTATGGGAAGAATTGTTCTGAGAGTTGGGTAGTATCGAGATTGTCTGAAATGTATCGTCATAGTGGTCATAGTGAGTTTACAAAGTACCTCGCAGAGAAATTCGCTCCAAATTCGGTAAAATCTCTCGCTAGCTCACAGATGAGTCTGCTTTCCAGCTCTATCACAAGGAGAATTTGCAAAGATCCAGCATTTGTCGTATTGTTCTTATGCAGGTGTATGTTTCCATCTGACTTGGGTGGAGCAGGTGTACTGTCCTTAGAGCAAATGACTTTAACGGGTGTAAGAGACAATTCTGGTAGGTTATATGGGATATTGCGTTCAATGTTTAGGTCTAGTGATCCCCAGTCTGCTTTGATGGATCGACTGATTGAGAATGCACTGGGAGCACATGGGAAGTTTGGATCAAAGTCAGAATTTGAAGAAGATGATCCTGAGTACATTGTCGAGTTGCCACCTGGCTCAACTAAGGAGGTATTTGGCTTGAGTTTCAGAGAATCACATCTAGTGGGACAGGAGTGGCCAAACGCCCAAAGGACTGCATCTGCTTCAGACTTGATCAGGCAAAAGTTGTTGACTTACTTCAGGAATATCTGCCAAAATGATTCTCTGAATGCATTATTGGGAAAAGAGCACTTGAAAGATCCATTCAAAGCTGCAATTGTAGAGTTATGTCGAGATGCTTATAGTGGTAAAGTGAGCAGATTTTACTTGGATTGTAGTGCGTTTTCTATCATGGACAAGATACTTGGGAAAGTGGAAAATACCTCTAGCTTGCTACAGAAGGTTCCTGGGTTTTCTGGATTATGCAAGAGATTAACCAATGTGGGTATTCAAGGAATGAGGAAATGGCTCAGGCGTCCAATTATCACTTTTGGGAAGTTGACACCGAGGGTAACCATCCAAGAGTATCTGCACAGGAGGAAGGTTATCATGTTCCCAAAAGTGAAATTTTTAGATGTGATAGAACCTGAAGTCAATTCTATGGTTGAGCCGATACCAAACATTACTGCAATTGAAGATGAATTGGCTTGGTCACATCATTTAGTACTTGCTAGTGGAAACGTCTACAAAGAAGGTAAGCCACGGTATTTGCCTCCGCTTTACGGGAATGAAGCACTGTACAAGGGAGACCTGAAAGACAGAGATGAAGGGTTCACTCATTTACGGGAAGCAATGATGATAAAGTGTGTTAGTGTGACTAAGTGGATATTGTACAGATCTGACCCTACCCAATTTTTACATAGAGTCAGAAAGGATACTAACATCTCTAGGTTGGCAGACTACACATTGGCAACGCTCGGCTATCAGTCATTCAAAGATTATGAGCCTTATGTTGCATTACTAGCCCGGAGTGAGATCATGCATCGGATCCCAGTCATGGACGAGAAGCCCTTCGCAGCATGCCGATGCTTACCTGCAGAAACACCAAGATTTAGAGTTGTCACTAATCAGCATTGGATCAATCACAATCAATTAGCTGATTCTGATATCCATTTTGATTACTTCAAGATGAGGCTTATCACTGCTGAAGCGATTGCCTACTCAGTCGGCCAGGTCCCTCATTTCAATCAGCTTTACCGAGTCAAGCTCAATAGTCTGACGAGAGATGTTCAGTTTGATTTCGTTTCTGACAACATCATACCCCTCGATAAGCAATTCATCTTTGAGGATTCATTGTCATCTATACCACTCCCGAAATCCAAGATCAGATGGTTGAGTGAGAATCTAGAGCAAATATCTTCAGGAGAGTACTTGCCATTCATGCCGAAGAATGCTGAAGTTGCTGGTGCAATGGGATCTTCTCTAGATCTGGCGAAAGTTCTGGTGATCGACCATTACAGGACTTTGAAGATGC